CTGTCTCAAGATCAAGCACAAACAGCCGATAGAAACTATAGTCTGGGTTACTAACACAACCCTTAACATTCTGAACAATTTCAGCAATGTGGTTGACTAAGTTTTCCTCCTTGACGTTCCGGGTGGACTGGTCAAAGACATTATGATCATAGGGATCATATCCACGAACTTGAATAACAATTTTATTCATAGTAATTTAACCTTCCTCATCTTGTGAATCAAACAATGCAAATTCCTCTTCATCTTCTACCGCATATTCATACTCTTTATCAACAACAATCTCATCGTCGTCACCCCACACACTGTGGTAGTCAACAGTTTCACCTTTCACAGTAGTGGACTCTAATTTCTGCTGACCACGGCTTGTGAGCTCTTCATCCAACAGAACCCACAAACTAAACAGTGGATAATCTCTAATATTAGAGTTTATTCCCTTATTCAAACGGGCGAGCGTAATCATCACCAACTCACTGTCGCTGAGGTTAGCGCAAGGGATGTTACCAGCCGACTCAATGGCATGGTTGTACGCCCCCGTTGATGATCGACCCTCGTCCACCATAGGCATAGCGTCGTTATCCTTAAGACTAACTGGCCAATGATCGCTATCTAAACGTCGAATAGAACTATCCATTATGATAACCTCGTTAAAATGAAGAGACAAAAAAAAGTCTAATTTTAGACTTTACGTTTTATACGTCGATAAAAAATAGACGTAGAAAAGCCCGTCACTATGGACGGGCGATACTAACAGGATTTTATTATTCTAAGCTTTATTCTCTAGTTCTACAATATAAGCTTCTAAGGCTTCTTTTGCTACTCGCATGGCCTGAGCACTGGGAAATGTGTTGTGATAACGCAACAGCCTATCATAATGCTTTTCGATCAGTTTTTCAATCAGTTCCTTAGCTTTAGTACTCAATGCTGGCACTTGCTTGGCACGATACTCTGTCGTTAAACACCAAGCCGGGTTCGCTGGCGCTGGCATCCAGCCATCACCATAATTATATTCAATTTCACTACCGTCAGCCCATGCCTTGATGACTTCAGCGTGCTTATGTGGTGTGTTCATAATTTTCCTTTAGTTACTTACAGGCCCCATGTATATTAGCCCCTACTTATATATACAAAGATATATGTTAAATACATCTTATATGCCCCTATTGTAAAGATATGTAAAGCCCCAATATATCACCCTTTGTAAGGTTCACGTAAGATAAGGCTGTATAATAGAGACATATAAACAAGGGGTTTACCATGGCACATTTAATAGACATCACAACATCACGCATCATTCTCATTGGGACAGTACAGGAATGTCGCAAATACAAGCGCGCTCACTTTGATCAGTTCTCTGTGATCTTTTTTAATGGCGAACGTCAACGGGGATGAATATGCGTTATAATCTAATGGACGTTCTTTGTGTCATTGGTGCACTAGTTATTTATGCTATAATTGGTGTCTTACTGGCGTTAGGGATTTAATATCATGTTACGATGTGTATTTGAGGTTCTGCTTGGCGGTTGTCTATTGCTGTTACTGTTATCAGCTTCAGCATTGCTATGCTCTATAGCCCATGCTATTTATAAAGATACCCATTAAATAGTTTACCGTTTTACATTTTAGTTGTGCTAGAATGTAAACCAGTGAATTAAATAAGTTAATTCATGACCCGCGTATATAGGCGTATTACGTCCGGGTATAAACACGCCTACTTGATTGGATTTATCATGGCTAAGATTACAACAACAGTTCAGGCTGTCAACGATGGCGCTATGTTCCTTGTCACCAAGATTGACGGTAACGGCAAGGAAACGGTATCTACTGAAAATAGTATGCCTGTCTTGGACCACAAAGCGGTGGCCGCTGTGCTGAACCAGTCATTCAAGGGTGAACAAACCCGCCGTGCAACACATCAAAGTGTATTGGCTAGTGTGTTCGCTAACCCTAAACTTGATGGCTATAAAGGCAAAGGCGACCCACTCACTGGCAAAACGTCCAAAGAGTTTAAGGCTAGTATCCGCGCCTGTGAGGACTTGTTTTTTACCGAGTTGCAAAACGAGGGCTTGCTTAAATTACCTAAGTCCGATAACCCTGAGAAAACATTTCAAGAGTTTTGTACCTCAGTTCGTGAAGATAAGAACTACAGCAACATCAAGTCCACAGTATCAAAATATTATGCGTTCGTTGGCTGCAATTGTATTACCGCGTCAGGGTTTCTTATCCCTGCCCCTGTGATGTTGGAGCAGATCAAGGCTGTCATGCAAGTTGAACCAACGGACAATTCTATTTATGGCAAGCTGAATGCCATCATTACAGAGTTAGCGTCGGGTACATTGGACGAAGAAGACTGTAAAAAATCATTGGTAGCGTGCCGCGCCATTATGTCAACCTTGCAAGGGGTAGCATCACATTACGCTGAAATCGCCACCAATAATAGCCAAGCTGTTAGCATGGGCCAAGCAAGTTCTGTGCCAACTATTGCCAAGGCGACAATTGAATCCGCTATGAAGTCCACCGCATCCACTAAAATGCAAGTTCCCGCCTTGGTATAAAAGTCTAAGATTAGAGTTTTTAATTAGACTCTAAGATTAGAATAATAAAATCCTGTTAGTAACGCCCGTCCATAGTAACGGGCTTTTCTACGTCTATTTTTTATTGGCGTATAAAACGTAAAGTCTAAAATTAGACTTTTTTTGTCTCTTAATTTTAACGAGGTTATCATAATGGATAGTTCTATTCGACGTTTAGACAGCGATCATCGGCCAGTTGGTATTAAGGATAGCGATGCTATGCCTATGGTAAACGAGGGTCGATCATCATCGTACAACCATGCCTTTGAGGCGGCTGGTAATATTCCGTGTGCTAATCTCAGTGACAGTGAGTTGGTGATGATTACGCTCGCCCGTTTGAATAAAGGAATAAACTCTAATATTAGAGATTATCCATTGTTTAGTTTGTGGGTTCTGTTGGATGAAGAGCTTACAAGCCGAGGTCAACAGAAATTAGAGTCCACTACTGTGAAAGGGGAAACTGTGGATTATCACAGTGTGTGGGGTGACGATGATGAGGTTGTTGTTGATAAGGAGTATGAATATTGCTTGGAAGATGAAGAGGAATTTGCTTTGTTTGATTCACAAGATTGGGAAGGTTAAATTACTATGAATAAAATTGTTATTCAAGTTCGTGGATATGATCCTTATGATCATAATGTCTTTGACCAGTCCACACGGAATGTCAAGGAGGAAAACTTAGTCAACCACATTGCTGAAATTGTTCAGAATGTTAAGGGTTGTGTTAGTAACCCAGACTATAGTTTCTATCGGCTGTTTGTGCTTGATCTTGAGACAGCCTCTATGGAATTGGTTTACAGCCATACCAATCCATTGTGGGAGCGTATTGAGGTTAACTTAGCGGCTAAGAAGCGGGTTACTGTTATCCCCAAACGTGCGATGGAACTTTTCAGTGGAACCCCCGATTGCTAGTATGGAGGATATGTTCAATGAAGATGATGACGATGATCACGAGTTTGAAGAAAACATGGTTGCAGCTATGCCTATTAGCACCACCTACAATACTATCTATAACACTGCAACAGCGTGTACAACTGCACTATCACAATGATCAGCATCTGTTATAAAAACCCAAAGCGTAAGGTTATCACTGTAGAAGTGGTGCCTCAGATCAGCTCTGTGCTTGACCATAATTACCATACTATGGCTAAGGCACGGGCTGATAAGATTAACATTACCAAACAGGAATGGATTCGACGGGATAAGATTGTCAAGGAACATGCTGTAGCTTGTAAGTTTAGTTTTGGTGATACGTTCTATCCAAGCTCCAAGACTAACTATGAGAAGTATGGTCGTTGTCTGGTCACTGCCAAGGTCATCACATACAGTGAAATTGATCAAGATGCCTGGCCGGCCACTGATAATCCCTTTCTGATCACTGCCCGGTCACTACGCCCGGACATGGATGACTATACTTATATCTGCACAACTAACTTTTTATCAAGAATGGAACCGACTGTATGATTAAAGATGACTTCTGTTTGGGCTATATGCCCGATGGTACTGGTACAGCCTTCCCTTTTGATGATGTCTTTAAGTACAGTAAGAACATCCTTAAAGAGGGAATGGAAGATGTGGATGCTATCGTTTTGTGGGGTGGTGAAGACATTGCACCATCCTATTACAAAGAGAAGCGTCATTCACGTAATCAGTCTTATACTGGTCACCCCAGTCAACGAGATAAAAACGAATGGAAAGCTATGCTCTATGCTAAAGCTAATGGTATTCCTATTATTGGTGTTTGTCGTGGTGCCCAGTTCCTCTGTGTATTCAGCGGGGGTAAACTTATCCAGCACGTTGATAATCATGGTCGATCACATGACATCAACACCAGCAAGGGTAAGACAATGGTTACTTCTTCCTGTCACCATCAGATGATGTTCCCATACAACACACAACATGAGCTGTTGGCGTGGAGCACAGAACCTTATTCCTCTATCTATGAGGATGAGAATGACCTGTCTATAGCAGGCATGAAGTCGTTGTTGGAGCCTGAGGTTGTATTCTTCCCTCAGACGCGAGGATTGGCCATCCAAGGGCATCCTGAGTGGATGGATGAACGTAGTGAGTTCATCAAGTACTGTAACGCCTTGGTGCGTGAGTATCTTATGGTTGAAGAGTGTGTTTTGTAAAGTCTAATCTTAGAGTTTTTGTATAAAGGAAATTATCATGTCAGTATCTAACGTAACTTTCGTTTAGGTACAGACCCCGAAGTGTTCTTGGTTAATCAAGACGGTAAGTTCATCGCTATTAACGGATACATCAATGCTGATAAAATCAATCCGCTCCAAATTGAGGGTATGCCTATTGGCTTTACGTTACAAGAGGATAATGTGGCTCTTGAATATGGCATCCCTCCGGCAGCAACGTCGAAAGACTTTCAAGAATATATTGCTGCTGTCATGGAACGTTCTCGTTCGTGGCTCCCACCGGAGCTGACGTTCAGCAAAGAGAGCTGCACCATCTTTGAAGATGATCAACTCAATCATCCCATGAGTATGGTGTTTGGTTGTGAGCCCGACTACTGTGCTTACACAGAGAAGACCAATCCCAAACCACGTCCACCACACTATGGTATGCGTAGCGCAGGTGGGCATATCCACGTAGAGACCGAGCTTGATCCTGTTGAGGTAGTCAAGGCAATGGATATTTTCTTAGGAGTACCGAGTGTTCTTATCGACAATGGCAAAGAGCGCAAGAAACTTTATGGTAAAGCTGGTGCTTACCGTTATAAACCTTATGGTGTGGAGTATCGGACTCTATCTAATTTTTGGGTATTTGAACCCAACTTAATTGATTGGGTGTGGACTCAAACAGAAAAGGCTCTTGCTTTTGTACAAGACAGTAAGATGACTAAAGAACTGTCACGTATGGCACGTGTGTGTATCAACAAGGACGATCATGAACTCGCCCACAAAATCGCTGCTATTGTGGCTTAACGTAGGATATTAAATATGGAACTCTTGCCAAGCAACTTCGCAGACATTCGTAAGTATTACTGTGATACCTACGTAAAACTCACTGAGTTTGGAGATCAGTTGTTTTATGTAACTAAGGTTACATCCGATAGCGTGTTCTTTAAGGACAGTAAAGGTAAGGAAGGTGTTATCTACCTTCATGAAGAGGAACCATACTCACTGACAATGAATCTTCCTCACAAGAGTATGTATCAACTTGGTAACAAGTGCTACTCCATTGGACGTTATCCAGCACGGCAGTATAGCAAAGGGATCTCTGTTAACAACTGTCGTATCTATAGTTTGGAACTTTATGGATGGGAACAGGTGTCTGTCAACTTCGAGACGTTGGCTGGGTTTGTAACTAAGCCCGCCTTCCTGACGTTGGAACACGCCCTATCAGATAAGACTAAGTTATCTGTGGCCTTATCGCCACGGTTTGCTTTGATGAGTCCTAATATGATCTACTGTGATCAGATCAAAGTTGGCGTGATTGTTAATGGTGTGATCTCAATCAATCCACTATTCAAGGCTGAGTTCTTATCGTTGTTACAGACAACAGCAATGAGCCGTTTGTTTTCTTTTAAGGATTAAGTATATGGCAGTGATTAAGACTATGTTTGGCTTGGACTCCAGCTTCCTGACCAACCACGTACCACGCGCCAAAGGGTTCTTCGTGGCTGGTGCTGAGTTGGAGATTGAGTCTGTTGAGGATTATGATAGGGACTTCTTATGTGATCATAATATCGTAGCAGAAGAGGATGGTTCACTGCGTAACAGTGGTAAGGAATTCCTGCTACCACCTAACAAGAAGGAACCATTGGTTAAACTCTTCACCAACTTCCATGAGGATGCTGTGAATGTGGGGCCAGAACCCTTCTCTATTCGTACAAGCACACATATTCATGTGAATATGATGACGAGTACCGACGTACAGGTGAAGAATCTTCTTCTCTTATATGCTATCTTTGAGCCGTTGGCTTTTGCCTATTGTGGAGAGACTCGCAAACAGAACATCCATTGTGTACCGTTGAACATGACACATATGCCTAACAATTATAAGTATGGACTACAATCCATCATTAATAAGTGGCATAAGTATACGGCATTCAATCTTCTCCCCTTGGTGGATAAGGGTACGATTGAGTTCCGACATCTCTATGGTACGGCTGATACAAATAAGTTTAGGACTTGGTTGGATTTCATTGAGACCTTGTGGACTACAGCTCACAACATGGACCAGTTCAACGTCGATATGCTTTTAGACCTAGCTTTTCTTAAAGGAGTTCAAAGTAAGCTCATGACCCCGGCATTTGTAGCCAACTGTTCTTATCATCCAGAGTTCTCCTTAGAGGATAACCTGCTTGATGTTAAGTTAGCATTCATTTAAAGTAAAGGACGATCATAATGTGTGGCATTTTTGGAACAATCAGTAAGAAAAAGTACGGCTTCCTTCCTAAGGACATTCAAATCTTTGATGAGATGATGTACACAGGAGCCTTGCGTGGTATGGACTCGACGGGTGTTATCACTGTAGAAAAGAACGGTGATTTCCACGTAGACAAGGCGGCGGTGCCTAGTTATGAGTTCATGTCAGAGTATGACAAGAGTGTCTCTAAAAATCTTGCATTGAACTGTGGTATTGCTCTTATCGGACACAACCGTAAAGGTACGGTAGGTAAGATTGGTGACGACACGGCTCACCCCTTTGTGATCAACGATACCTTTGCAATGGTACACAACGGCACGCTCTATGGGCATACCAAGTTGGCTGAGACAACGGTGGATAGCGAGGCATTGGCTCATGTGATTGAACGTGCCTTGAATGGGGACGATCATACGTTGAAGCATCTTGAGGACGAGTTACGCGAAGTTAACGGAGCTTATGCAATTGTTGGGTATAACCAAGCAACACATAAGATTCACATCTTGCGAAACAACCAGCGTCCGATGTGCTTAGCTGAGACCGCTGACTCCTACTACTTCGCTAGCGAGGGTGGAATGTTGCAATGGATCTTGAATAGGAATGGTGTTAAACCTACCAGTCTTATCTCTGTTGCTGAAGATATGTGGCTGACCTTTTCCTTTGACGAGGAAGGAGATGCTACATTGACTATGGATAAGCTTGACACAAAAAAGTCTTATTTTCAGAATACGAGTTCGACGGTTACCAAGGTTGGGGTAGTTACTACAAAGGCCTCTACGGCTAACCCAACAACGATGAATAAGCATGAGTACAAGAAGCTGAAGAAAAACCTTATTGGTAAAACTTTGGAGTTCTATGTTGTGGATTACGTAGAGAAGAATCTCTTTGCACCAAACAACACTGACTACTTGATCATGGCTGAAGCTGATGGTTTGGATATGGTTCACCTAATTCGTGGCTGTATCAGCGTAGGTAATATGGGCATCATGTCATCAATCGAAACCATTGATTGGTATCTGTTGTCTGGTAAGATTGAGAATATGGAATATAACATGCAGTCGAAGACTGTTGAGATCTTTGTGTCTAATATTGATATTGTCACACCAAGCTATTTGTCCAACAAAGAGGTTATCCAGAATGAAGTTACAACTACGTGCTAAGAACTTACGCTCAGAGAGCTTGAAAGGCCTGTCTAAGGCGTTAACGGTGGCTATGGGATACAAGGTATGGCGAACTACTAAAGTACGTCCTAAACGCCTGCAATTGGCTTACGGTGGATTGATGGATAAGATCAGCCAGTATGAGTGGTTCAAGCGTAAAGGGCTACCTTGTCCTGAGTTCACCCAAGATAAGGATACTGCTATTGAGTGGATTGAAGATGGTCACACAGTATTCTGTCGCACCCTTACACGAGCTTCGGAGGGTCGTGGTATTGTTGTAGCAACCGAGGTCGATCATTTGGTTGATGCCCCGGTATACACAAAATATATGAAAAAGAAACGAGAGTTTCGTGTCCACATCTTCCGAGATAGTATTGTTGCTGTTACTGAGAAACGCAAGCGACAAGGGTTTGATAAGGAATTGCGAGACACAAAGATTCGTAATCTTGCTAATGGTTATGTGTTCTGTCATACGTTGACAGCGCCCTTACCGGAAGCATGGTGTAATCTGGCGTTGGAGGCGAGTAAGGTAACTAACTCTGACTTCAAAGGAGTTGACTTGATCTATAATGAAAAACAAGATCAACTTTATGTGATTGAGGTTAATAGCGCACCAGGTATTTCTGGTAGCAACATCGGTTCTTACGTTCAAACTATTTTGGGATATTAATATTATGAAGATTACATACACACATTTGGAACAGAATTTGATTGAGTCATCACAAAACAATCCTCTCCGTTGGGTTTGTTTAAAGAAACGTCTGGAAACATTCACCAACACAACACCAGTGTTTAAATGCAAGGACTACTTCAATGACTTTGTTGTCCATCGTCATATGAAGAAGGTGTTTACCATGTATGGTATGAAATCTAGTCAAGCTAAGTTTGACCGTAAGGGTGGTATGTGGGTTCTACTAGCTAACGTCACTAGCTACCTTGCTTCCAACATCGAGAACTGTATCAACACAGAGTTTGGTCCTACGTGGGGGATTAAGCTGGTGTATAAAAATCTTGAGATTGGAGACGTTGTTGGTGATACAGCCGTCTTTCAGCATCATGGAGAAGTTTGTAAGAATTATGGTCTTCTTTATATCCCCAAAGAAGCATTCACAAATACCCTTCGTATCAGCCTCATTACGCTACTGGTGCGTAACTGTAACATTGACCATCAGTTGTATAAATATGATGAGCTGATTCAACCTGACATTGCATTGGATGGACAGTTGGACAATGCACGTTACAACATGCTGAAGGAACGTAAGTATGCCTTCGCTAGTGAAAAGAAGTTTGTGTTTCACTGTGGACAGTTCACTAATAGTGATACCGAATGGAAGGACTATGAGAAGACTTCAATACACAACTGTGGCATCATGGGATTTACCAACACCTTTATCACAGAGATTGGTACAGAAGGTTATCGTAATACTTCTATCATGGAGCATGGTCTGGAAGAAGAGGATGAGGATTGTTACGATAATGAAGATACTGAGGAGTGTGTATAATGAGCCGTTGTGAATGCTGCAATAATATCCTAACACCACAAGAGAGTGTACGTAAGTTCCGTGAGTCGGGTGCTTACACAAACTCATGTGGTCCGTGTCTACGAGACATTGGTGTAGCTACGGTAGAGGGTAATGTCTATCGTGGTGGCTATGTAGAAGACGATGATCCCGTCTACGAGAAGAAGGACGATCATATCTTTGACGAACCGTTTATTGATGATTTTAGTGGAGAGTATGATGATTAAATATTTAGCTGTGTTAGCAGCCATCATGAGCCTAACAGGATGTTTTTATCAAACTGTTTCAGAAAATGATATCAGAGAAGCTGAGAGATTGTGTGGTGGTAGAGAGTTCGTAGAAGCCATCACATCATCAGCAATGGGTCAGGAAATAGCAATATGTAGAAATGGTACTAACATACGGCTATGGATGAGTCATGGCTAAATTTGTCAAGCATACTGAGTGTGATAGCTGTGGTAGTAGTGATGCCCTAGCCCATTATGACGATGGTGGTAAGCATTGCTTCTCTTGTGGCTTCACACGAGGTTCAACAACTTCTCCTTATGTACGTGAACTGGAGGAAAGTGATGAGAAAACAATCACTATTCCCGATGACATCAGCTATGAGTACTCACCAGCTTGTTTGGAGTGGGTGGCTAAGTTTGGACTAACACCACAAGATCTTATTAAGCATCAGGTGCGTTGGTCCAAACGTTATCAACAGTTGATCTATATTTACGAGAAGATGGATGGTGTTGGCATAGGATGTGTGCAAGCACGTAACTTCTCTACGTCAGCGGTGAGTAAGTATTTTAACCAAGGAGACGCTACAAATGTTCTTCCTATCTATTCTAGCACTAATCGCAACAGTACAATTGTCATTGTTGAAGATAGCTTATCCGCAATCAAGGTATCTGGATATATTGACAGTATGCCTCTTCTTGGGAGCTATCTACCTATCCTTAAGATACTAGCAATAAAGAAGTTACGCTATGATAACGTCATTATATGGTTAGATCACGACAAATACAAGAATGCTCTCGACATCGCCGAGCACTTCACACTACTTGGTGTTGGTACACGGATTGTTGTCACACCATTGGACCCAAAGGAGTACACACTGGAGTACATCAAAGATAAGTTAAAATAAAGCTTGACAACCTAATCCACTTATGTTATACTTATATATATATACTACTTAATAATATATATGTAGTATTAATATAATATATAACATACAATACATATGATACCTGAACTTTCAATCTTAAAATTATTACTCAATTATGAACAATGGTGTTCCGTTAAAGGTAAACTTGGTGTTGAGGATTTTCCTAAAGATCTTCAAAGTATCTTCTCTTGTATTGATAATTACCATTCTGTTAATCCTGACACCATTGAATTATCTTCTGCTGATCTTGCTAACTTGGTGTTCTCGTCTCCTCACAAGAATAAGGAATATGTAGCTGGTATTCTTGAGCAGGTCGATCATAGCGAGGCAAACAAGAAGACTACCTTACAACTAATCAATTCTATCCGTGAGGGCAAATTACTTAAACAACTATCCTTATCATCATACGAAGTAGCCGAGGGGCGCTTAGATCGCACCAAGTTCTTAGACCAATTACAAAACTATCTTGCGGAGGTAGACGGTTATGATAACTCTGATAATCCTGCTTTTGATAATCTTTGTTTCATCACCTCTGATCTTGATGAGCTTGTTAATTCTGCTATCTCATCATCCGGGTTAAGATGGAGACTCAATACCCTTAACCAGATGTTAGGGAGTTTACGCAAGGGAGACTTTGGTGTTGTGTTTGCAAGGCCTGAGACGGGCAAGACGACTTTCCTAGCCAGTGAGGTCACCTTCATGGCTACGCAGCTTGTGGACCCCTCCAGTGGTCCCATACTGTGGATTAACAATGAGGAGCAGGGTAACAAGGTAATGTTACGGTGTTATCAGGCGGCGTTGGGTCTAGACCTGCCTAGTTTATACTCAAACATCCAAAGTAACAGGAGTAAGTATGCGGAGTTGACTCACGATAAGATTAAGATCTTTGATAGTGGAACTGTTCATAAGAAAACTGTGGAGGATTTGTGTAGGAAGTTCAAACCATCTTTGTTAATCTTTGATCAGATTGATAAGATACAGGGGTTCACAAATGATCGGGAGGATTTACGATTAGGAGCTATCTACATATGGGCACGGGAACTGGCTAAACAGTACTGTCCTGTGATTGGTATCTGTCAAGCTGATGGTACTGGTGAGGGTGTGCGGTGGTTGACTATGAGTCATGTCGCAAACGCCAAGACTGCTAAGCAAGCTGAAGCTGACTGGATTCTTGGTATTGGTAAGGTCAACGACGTAGGATATGATCAACTCCGTTTCCTTCACCTATCTAAGAATAAACTAATGGGCGACGCCGACACAGTTGCAGACCAACGGCATGGTAGACGGGAATGTTTAATAGATGCGGGTATTGCTCGCTATAAGGATATTTAAAATGGAACTAAACTGTTGCAATAGAGCATCTTGTGCGCAGATTATTGAAACCTTGTCGAAAGAACAGATTGCCTTGAGGACTGCTGCCTCACTGGCGCTGGCTGCCTTGGTTGAAATCAGGTATTCGGTACAGGCTCCCAAGTCCGAGCCTCTGGTACACAAGGCATATGAGGCGTTAAAGAAAGCAGGTGTGAAATGAAAACAACAATCGAAGCGATGAAGCAGGCCAAAATAGCATTACTGTCCCCCTACACGATAGATATAGCTACAGTCGTTCGCGACCTAGCTAAAGCCATCGCCCGCGAGGAAGCGCAGAGCGTTGAGCCTGTAAAAGTTGGTGATATTGTTGAGTTTGCCGGAGAGTCATTTCAGGCAGTGTGCCGGGGCGATACACCCGGCACGTTTGATCTACACGTCCATCCTAAAACACGGTCTGGAGATCAGTGGCGCAATGTCCCTGCAAGCAAAATCACCCGCCCAGCCCTCACCGATGGAAGCTGGTACAAGGCCAGCGACATTGACGCGATGGTGCGCGACCTCGATGTTGCCTTGAACGGCGAAAACGCGGCACCTCAAGCTCTGTTGTGCGATCTGATGCCATCACTCATTGCGCGTCTGTCTTCACCAACACCAACTGGCGAGCGTGATGAGTTAATACAGGCATTGCGTTTTTTCAGTTACGACATGCCTGCAGCGAATTGCATGATGCGTAAAGCCGCCGACATGCTGGCTGCTGAAGCTCGGGTGCCGATGACATCTCTAGAGATAGAAAAGATGAATGATGCCAATCAGAATGTCAGCAGTGTTGAGGATATTGTGAGGGTGGTTGAAGCTCATCACGGGATCAAGCTATGAATAATAAAGAACAACGTGAACGTGAAAAGGCCCGACAACTAGCTAGGAAAGCGAGGAATAAATAAAACATAAACTCAAGAACAAATGTATAGTTTATATGGTGGTTCGTACTGACTCGACGCTACAGTTACCACGTGATACCGTGTGCTGTCTGTGTAGAACGTACGAACGTGCTGAAGAACTATGTGGTGAGTATGCTCAGATTTTCCTAGATAAAGGGTGGACTGACCTTACGTTTCATGTGGAGGGTAATATTTATTATGACAGCTAAAACATTCTTTACCAGTGATACACATTTTTATCATGAGAATGCTATCCAATTTTGTAAACGCCCTTTTGGTTCTGTTGAGGATATGAATCAAAAACTAATTCAAAATTGGAATCTTGTTGTGGGTGAACAGGATCATATCTGGTTTCTTGGTGATTTTTCTTTTGGTAAAGTTCCAGAAACAGAACAAGTCCTGTCCCAATTGAAGGGGATTAAGCATCTAATTACAGGAAATCATGATAGAAAAGGCCGATGTCAGAAATTAAAATGGGATCAATATTTTATAGATCAGCATGATTACTATCGTTTAAACGTTGATGGTGAGAAGGTAGTACTCTGTCATTTTCCTTTTAGTTCTTGGGAACGTGGGTATACCAATTTACACGGACATCTTCATACCTTACCAGATGAGTTTCAAGGGAAGTGGAGACAGTATGATATTGGAGTAGATAATAATAATTACACACCAGTCTTATTGGAGGATGCTATCAAACGATCTATGTTAGGAAAGGAGAATCCACAATCAAAGTATTAACGTTAGATACAGAGACCGAGATTTATAACAATGGTAACCCATTTGATTCACGTAATGACTTGGTATGTTGGTCATGGAAAGAGGACGATCATGAAGCTCAAGCAGCTATGTGGCTCACCTACCCCCATGATATCCAGCAGTATGTGGATAATTGTGATTTACTTGTGGGCTTTAACTTCAAGTTTGATTATCATTGGTTACACAACAACGAGGTAAACTTAAGTGGTAAGCGTATTTGGGATTGCCAAGCCGCTCACTATATACTGACACACCAGCTCTGTATCTTCCCGTCCCTGAATGTGGTGTGTGAGTATTATGGGTTGCCTCAGAAGTTAGACGTAGTTAAGACGGAGTATTGGGAAAAGGGAATTACAACTTCTTTAGTGCCACAGGAAATCTTGTTACCTTACGCGGCGTATGACGTACAGCTAACGTACCAAGTGTTCAAACTGCAATGGAAGCAAGCAACACCCGCTCAACGGGCCTTAATCCTATTAGATGGGCAGGACACTCATGTGCTACGTGAGATGGAAGCAAACGGCATTCTATTCGATCCAGAGATGTGCCAACAACGTGAAAAGGAAATAGATGGTAAGATCAAACTTCTTGAACAGGAACTCCAATCCATATATCCGCAGGTTCCTATTAATTTTGCTAGTAATGATAATCTGTCTGCCTTTCTATATGGTGGAACAGTTGAAGAGGTTATCAAGGTTCATGACGGGTTTTATAAAACAGGAATTAAAAAAGGACAACCAAAGTTAAAGAACACTGTCATCACGCACCAGCTACCCCAGCTCTATAAGCCTGTTAAAGGATCGGAGTTAAAGAAGGCGGGGTTCTACGCTACGAACGAGCCTACGCTACGACAACTGAAAGGAAATACAAAGATAGTTGACCTCATCTTGGGGTTAGCTAAGATGGCTAAGATCAATGGTACTTATTATAAAGGGCTTCCCAAGTTGAACAAAGAAATGCATTGGCCGGAGGGCATACTCCATAGTAACTTCAATAACACACAGACAATCACAGGAAGGCTCAGTTCAAATAAACCAAATCAACAGAACTTCAGCGGTGATATTCTCGATATCTTTTGTAGTCGGTATCCCGCATGAATAAGGAGATGCTTAAATTAGATTACACCGACGCTGTTACCAACCTCTTGATGTTAGTCAACCAAAATAGTTCACGTAGTATTGCATTGGACTTATGGAAGTACTATCCTATTGAGGCTCAGTTGTTAAGTACGGCGTTAACGCAAACACAGCACACCAAGAAGATTGCTAAACTATTAATGAAGGGTGAATAACTATGATCACACTTAGTAAAGATGGACCAGCATTTCCTGTACAGGATTTAAGCAAATGGCAGGCAAGTGGTATGTCCATGCGCGATTACTTTGCCGCGAAGGCAATGGCTGTCTTGCTGGACGCGGAATTGCCCACAACGTACAGCATCAGGCTGACGGTAGACGCCGCATACGAGGTAGCCGACGCCATGCTAGAGGCCCGCAAATAATGCTTATTTCTGCTGATGCAAGTCAATTAGAGTGGCGTACAGCAGTCGAGCTTAGTAATGACCAAACAGGATTGATGGAGATTTTAGACCATGCAGACACACACTCACTCAACCAGAAAGCCTTTGAACTACCCTCACGACTCATTGCGAAGATCTACCTATTTAGAACGATCTTCCGTGGCTCTGGGTGGGCCTTCGCCAACGATGCCGATTTCTCCCACGTATCATCATCCAGTAAATATTGGGACAGGGTCAACGAGAAGTTCTATGCGAAATATTCCGGTTTGGATGCTCAACATAAACGGTGGGCACAACTTGTTGTTAACGGAAAACCCATCGTTGGTCCACTAGGTCGATCATGGAGCTTGAAGTTACAGGACAAACGAGGTGAGTTGGTTATCCCATGGACTACCCTCACAAATTTCCCCGTTAATCTTAGCGGCTTTTATCAGTAATGATAATCGAATAACTCTGTGAACTCAGGGGAAGCCCAGACCGGGTAATCCTGAACTAAGGCAAATAGTAGTTGACAGTGCAAGGAAAGTGTGCTATACTAGAGATATAGACTTTAAAAAAGGAAATCTCTATGGTTTGGAATAAAACATCTGATATACTTATTGATCAGATTATGGTTACTATGCGGCAAGATTATTCTCTACGTTATGTAGATATTGCTAAACAGTATTCTGTATCTGAATGGTTAGTGTCAGAACTAGCACGTAAGCATTTAACACCAGAAGAACGACAAGAAAGGTATTCAGCAATAAACCGATATGCAAAGTTAAAGTCTAATCCCATGACTGGAAAAACCCGAACGGCCCACCATAACTCTAAAGTGGATGTGCTTGTAGTTGGGTATAAGACAGAATGGGCACCAAAATGGTGGACAGGACTTATGCCTAAAGGTAATAGGGTAATGGTACATCAGAGAGTCTGGTGTGAGTCTAATAACAAGACTGCTGTGCCCAAAGGGTTTGTCATTCATCATATTGATGAGGATAAATTCAATAACAATGCTGATAATCTTATTTGTCTTTCTAGGCGTGAACATGCTCAAATCCATTGTGTATCAAATCTATTAGCAAAGCGCAACGACTATCCGAAAGGAGTAGAGGGCAGCGCCCTCGAAGCGCAGAGACACCTTCTGGGTGTATGATATAGTCTGGCCTATATGGGAACATATAGAGAGTATACGGACGCGGTATACTCGTAACATAAGCGACAGGGCACCGGAGCAGACGTAATGAAGATCGCACGAATCTCCTTCTACAAACGTATTAAAGCTAGAGGAATTCCGTGTAAGTTTATTACCACCGTCCACGACAGTATTGTAGTTGACGCCGAGGCGAAGTACTTAGAGGAGATCACAGCATTATTTCACGAGGCTTTCGCCGGTATCATTCCAAACATCAAATCCATCTTTGGGTATGATTGGAAGACACCATTAGAATGTGAGGTTAAATTCGGAAATGATTTTATGAATATGGAGAAGTATGCTAACACATAGTTTTGATGAGTGGAGTAAACTAGGATATACAATTAAGAAAGGCAGCAAAGCTAGTTGGGTAGACAATATAGCTGTATTTACCGAGGATCAAGTTAGACCTTTTATTACACAACGATATTCTTCTAGTAATCAACGATACCCTGTATCAATGCCAAATTACTATCAAAGACAAAGTGATGTGGATAGGGATAGACCTGAAACAGTTTATTATGCGGATGGTAGTGGGTATTTACCTGCCTCTGGTCCATGTGGCCCACTCTATTTTGATAGGGATGGGAATACATGAGTTGGGGAGGATTACCGTGGTGGGTATATGAGATTGAGTTCGAACATGGCCAAGCACTCATATCTGGTTGTATGGAAAATGAATGGCACCCAAGCTTCGCAAGAAGTTTTCCACAATATCTTCATTATCTATATAAATAAGTGTTGACAACGTATCTATTAGTATGGTACAATAGAAGTATGTACTGAATATTATATAGTACATATATAAATAATTAATTAAGGAATTAAATTGCAAATTCAAATTTTGTCGGTTAGTATTACAACAGTCCCTACCGCAAAGGGCTCATATCAAGTTGCTGACTTGGCATTTAAGAATCTTACTTATCAAGGTAAGGTTGAGGGCAAGAAGGTTATGTCATTTGGTGCTGCTAAGGCTTCGTTTGAAGCTCTCGCTATTGCTCAATCCGGTGAGGTATACGATGTTACCGTTGTCAAGAATGACAAGGGATTTAACGATTGGACATCAATGACAAAAGGAGTAGCTGGTGCAGCACAACAACCGACAGCAGCAAAGGCACCAACAGGAGCAGTGGCGGGAGCAGTCAGCCAACCCTCCCGTAGTACCTACGAGACCCCCGAGGAGCGTGCAAAGAAGCAGGTCTACATTATCCGTCAAAGTAGTTTTAGTACTGCTGTCGCTGGTCTTAGTGCTGGTGCTAAGACACCTGTGAAGTTCGAGGATGCGTTAGCGTACGCCA